TACCTGCGCGGATGTGTAGGGCGTTGCAACCTCAAACAGCTTGTCAACGCTAACTCCTGAACCGGTGTAGGTGGTAAAGCTTGTCGCATCAACATACCTTCCAAACAAGTCAGTCAGCGTGAACGTGTTAGTTGCAGAATTTGCAATAAGATAGTTTCGAGAAACTAGCTCGGTCATGCCACCACCTTCATTGTAAAGGTAAACTTCATCGCCATCGCTGAAGCCGTGGTTGGAGCTTGTGAAAGCGGCAGGATCAGACTTTGTGATTCTTGAGACACTCTTTGCACTATCAACAAGAACCTGCAAACCATTGCGGAAGACCCGCATGTACTGATCGCCAAACTCTAAAACATATGTGTCGGCTGTTTTAAACTCAAAAGGTATCAAACGAGTAATGCTTGAGCTGTCCTTCACCTCACCCAAATATTCTGTGCCTGGGCGGCGCGTAACGCCACCATGAGGCTGCACTATCATGTTTGTAAGCTCTGACAGACCCTCGCGGTACTTCTCAATCGTAACGCGCCCCTCAAGACGCGGACTGATTTCTCCTGCTGTGAACGTGCTAATCGCTGGGGCTGATCGCGCCATTAGAACCTCGACTCAATAAATTCGCTTGCTTCCAGGCGCTGCGGCGCGCCTTCAGTGCCATCAACAAAGGCGGCTTGTTTTAATTTGTCAGAGTATTCTGCCGCCATCATTTGCTTGACAGTGTTGGAGCCAGTAATAGCGTAACTGACCTCAAACGCTATAGCCGCTGCCAAAGTGTCAATCAGATTGGCATCATACTCTTGAGGGTCTGTGACCCGAGCAACATATTTTATTTTGGCAACGCCTTCGTCAGAAAGCAGCTTTCGCCCTTCAATAACGAACACAGGGCCGCCAGTGTTGCTAAACATGTTATCCTGCGGGTATGACAAATTTCCGTTGCTAAACTCCAGAACTCTAAGGCAGTATGGATTTGTCGGCAAAGCAAACTGATTTGCATATCCGAAAGGAGGGGAATCGCTTTCCTTTGCCAGCTCTGCGCGGCGCAAAAGACAGTTCCAAGGATGCGCACGAAACACGCTGTCGCGGACACTATCAAACCTTTGGTTGATTAGGCGCGCTGGCTTGCTGTTTTCTTCAAAGCTTGAAATGTTATTCGCACCCAAGCTGTTCAGCGCGTAGTTTGCAATATCAACCGTACTGGTCATCAGCTCTCTCCATGTGAATTTAAGGGGCGGCGAACCGCCCCTTAAACCTTATGATTCTACGCACAAAAGCTCAACAACCTTAGACTCTTCCATGCGGGTCGCACCAAGAGTTTGGCAGTAGTAAACTTGAGTTGCGTAAGACTTGTCGGCACGTTCATCAATGCGCGCTGTAGGCTCTTTACCCATAGCGACTTTGATGCCGTCTTCAGCCCATGCGAAGCAACGGCGGTCAGAAGAGCCGTCAACGCCCAAGCGGTTTGAAACAATGAAGTTGAAGCCAACAAAAGTGTTGATTTCACCCATCGCCAAAGCTTTTACAGTGTTGTAATCGCTTGAAGTTACAGTTGTGTTGTTCAGCAGATCAGTGACCTGCTTAGGCGAACAAGCAATGTAACGTGGGATAGATGGATCAACATTGCCAGCATCAAGGATTTCCTTGGCTTCAATCAATTTCGCCAATGTTAAGCCAGCAGCGCCAGCAGCGATTTGATTGTTTGTTGTGTCAAACGCTGTAGTTGTCGAGCCATCTTTGCCTGTGAGCGAGTCGCCCAAAGCCGCAGTGATGATAACGTCATCCATAGCCCGACCCATAGCAGCCGCGGCGGCACGGGAATATGTGGACGTTGGATCGACAAGCATACGAACCTTGTCCTGATCGTCGATCAGGTCAGCATATTCGTAGTCAGACATTGTGACCATACGGCGCGAGTGCGGCGTATCAATCAACGGTGTATCTGAGTGACGGGTTGTACGAAGAACAGCAGCGGCTGCTCCAACTTGATCGAAAAATGCTTTTTCGCCGTTTACGCTTTCGACATCCACTGCGTTGCGCAGCAGAGAACCCATTTGCTGAGACAGCATTTGGATATTTGACGAAAACTGATTGACGAAAGCTGTGGTTACTTCTGTGGACATGATGTCCTCCTAGCTTTGTTCAGTTAATGTTACTGCGCTTGGTTGTCCCTGGCGGGGCCGTGCTACTGCTTAGGCCAGTTAGTCCACCTGTCTCACAGGTTTGATGTCGTGGGCCAAAGGGTTATCCACTATAGATACTCTCTGAGCCTTAGCACTTCTTCAACGTATGCGCTATGCTCTGGGTGCATCTTATCAAAATATGGGCCATCTCGTCTAGTCATCTCTGTAATTCGAGACTGAGCCTCATTTGGAGTCATTACAAGCTCAGTTGGTTCACCAACCAAATTGTCCTCTCCAATCTGCTCTGCCAAGGCAGAAAACATTTTTATAACTTCTGGGTGATCTCCAAGCATGCGGCCATCCGAAAGCTGCACATCCCCGAACATGTCCATGCCCTTTTCGCCCAGCAATGTCTTGGCGGCTTTCTGAGCCATTTCTATGCGCTGTTCATACGCTTGGCCGAACTCTTGCCGCAGAACTTGCTTTGACTCATATACGGCGCTCTCTGCGCGACTCTCAGCCTCTGCCGCAGATGTCTCACCTGTCTCGTTGATAAACTTAGCAATGCGATCTACCTGGCGAGGCTGCAACCCAGCTTCCCACATAGCCTGCTTTAGGCCAGAGATAGCATCTTCGTTCATGCCATCGCCTAAGTTCATTTCATAAGCGTCAGCACTTTCTGGCCGGCCAACAGAATTGTAAAACTCATTGTACTGGTCATCTGTCCAGCTCTTACCAGGCTTTGCAATTTTATCAGCGCCAATCATGCGCTGCGCGTTCACATAGCTTTTCGCCAAGCTGGCTGGGTCTGTAAACGTCCGCAGTGACGGCTCGCCACGCAGATCCTCTGGTAAACTGTCCAAAAATCCTACAGGCGCAGCTTCTGCACCCCCTGCGACTTCTTGAGATCCAGTGTCTTGGATTGCCTCTTCGCTCATCGTTTTTCCTTCTCTTCGGTCAGCATACGGACAATCAGCAGCACCGCTGCGCGCTGACCTTCATTAAATGCAGTTTCATAAGGATTGTCCGAAAACGTGGTTGTCTCATATCCAAACCTGGATTTAAGATCACTTAAAACTTTTGCGCCATCCTCTGTATTAAAGGTGCGCCGGTAAGCTAACTTCAGATCGTCTATTTGCTTCATTGACCACCACCCTGAGTGGCCTTAACCAAAGGCGCAACATTGCCAGCAGCCTCAGACGCCATCATCTCACGCTGCATCTGCTCCTGAACCTGAGCCTGCTCGGCCTGCTCCTTGCGAACCTGCTCAACCTCATCAGAACCCCTGATAACCCGGGCCGGCAAGCCTGCTGTCTCAACCAAATACTGAACCATCTTGTCGCCGTCCAAGTAATCAGTAACAGGAGCAACCTCGCTAACCTGAAGCAAAATCTCAAACCCGCGCAGCATAGCCTGCAAGTCTGTAAGCTTTTGAGCCTTGGCAAGTGGAGAAACGTATTCTATATCAATGCTTTGCCCTTGCAACTCTTCAGGCGGCTCTGGAAGTAGGCCAGCTCTGAGAAGTAAAGCAAAGGAACGGTCGATCAGCGGCTGGAGTAGCTCGGCCTGCAACCGTCCTAAAACAGGGCCGAGCAAACGCATTTTCTCCTCGTTCCTCTGCAATACCTCAGTTGCTGTCATGTTGGAGCCTTGGCCTAACAGCAACTGATCCACATAAAAAGCTTGACGTATCGCATTTCGACGCTGCTCTTCCATGTTCAAGCCCAAAGGATTGTTTGCGCCGATATTTAACGGCTCCAAACGATCCCTCGTGCCAGAGCGGTAAAAGTTTAATGCGCCCGGCGTTGTACGCACTGGCATCATAAATCCATCATCAGGCACCATCAGTGGCGGGTCAATCTGCTTCTGCGCTGCCTTGATTGTTGTCTCAGACATCTTGTT